CTCCCAAACCTTTTGCTGGATCTGTCCCGGGCGTAAGTACGATCACTCCATTGTCGCTCAGAAAGAACGTTTGAGGCCCGCTCTGCGCGATGGACTTGCGTGCTACGCACCCATGCTGGCGAGTGATCTCGTAAGTGTTCGCGGCACTAGTGGTCGCGATATTGTTGATCATGTGAATCGAGTTACGCATGAACACGATTAGCTGGTCTTCCTGGTAGGGGTAAAAGCCTACGAGTTTATCGGCAGAACCCTTTGAGATTCTGAATTGCGATTCAGCCTCGTAGAATGCACTAGTCGAAAGCAAATCCGACATTAGTACCGTATAGTTACTATCCGCAGGTTGTGGAATGATTAGTCGATTTCTAAACCATACGCCATAGTCCGTATTCGGACACGCTATTCTTCCTCCGCTTGGCGAGGATGTTTTGACCACAAAGTCATTCGAGGTATCTCCATCCCATTCGAGCGGAGTCTTGCTCGACCCGCGAAACAAGATGAGTTTCTCAAGGGCTTGCACGAAGGTTGCACCGTCTGCAACTGCGACTACCTCGCTACCGGGGTAGTCAATATCGATACCCGAGTTGTTCGCATCATTCCAAAGAATTACCTTATCCTTGGTCGCGGCTACGACGTATTCGTTACCCGTTGCCGGGTCTGAGTAGACAGTTGAAGCGAAGACCTGTTCCGTGCCTGCCGAGTACGTCAGGGTGACCGCGCCTGCCAAGAAGTCTATTCCCTTGCGTGTTTCCGCCAGGTCACCAATCAGACGCATATTTTCGGAAGTCTCTACGAATCCACCTTCGAGCGAAGTGTTTTCCTTATAGGAATCTATCCCCCGAAATCCACGATCACCTTCCGACTGGACTTGATCATCAAGATTGCCGTATGACCGGTAACGACTCATTTGCGCTTCTTGACCTCCTGCCAAATTTTAAACGACATGAATATGATTGTGAGCGTACCCGCAATCACGCCAACCACTTCATGGAACGAGCCGATTGAGAACGTCGCAAGCGTTCCCCCCATTCCCCACATTGCATCCTTGTCTAACATTATCTTCTGCCTCCTGGTGTGAAATAAAAGCCTACGATCATTGGTAAAACTACTGTTGCTTGGAAGAGCGCAATATGTCCTGTTGTAACGACCAAAGGGGCTTGCTCAGCTGGAAAACTGAGGAGTCCGAATAAAAACTCTTTCCGCCCCTCTCCTGTAATGTTTGTTGTAGAGATGAGCGGTACGCTTGGGTAGACGGTAGTGATACAGGTGATGAACGCGAGCGTTGACATGCCAATAAGAGCGAGCATCCTGCGAGTAGCGCGAGTGAACGCACCGCCTGGCCCTGAGTTGAGTGCCTTTTGATATTCAATTGCAAATTCATTGTTTCTCGCCTCCCTCGCCATTTCCATTTCGTACTTCTGTTGGCGCGAATCTGTCATCGCTCCAAACACACCCTTGAGGATACTGCCCATCGCGGCAGACCCTCCCCCTGTTAAAAACAATGCAAGCAACTCAAACATCAATTTCCATTCCCGTTGTTCCCGTGTCGCAACTTGTCAACGTGCTCATCGAGCTTGTCCACCCGGTCTTTCAAATGGGCAATGTTCATGTCTTGCGTGGCATCGGCAGGCAATGCCCCGATCTCTCCGCGAGGCCACTTGATCCGAAACTCGCTATTCAGTTCCATCTCGTGGTTCATTCTGATTTTTTCATTTTCCAATGCCGAGATTTTGTTCCATACCACGCTGTACCCCCAAACCGCAGTGCCTACCAGGGCAATGGTCTTTGCCATGAATGCAAGGTTTGCCTTGACTTGCGTGTTTTCTGAAAGTCCGTCCTCGTTCATTTCTTTCCTATTAGCTCGTAAATTCTCTTAACGTCATCCCGCCTGTCCTCGGCAAGTTTTTCCAAGTTGCGAATTTTCTCGTAGTGCCTCGCAACCCCAATCTCCAGCTTGTTGCCCTTTGCTTTTTGCACATCCACTTCCTCCTTGATCCGCTTCAGGAAAAATCCAATGACGCTAACCGCAACCGACAGCCCGAGGAATATGTAAGTTTCCACAAGGTTACCCCCCTTTAAAAATTACAAGGGACAGTGACAATATTGCGTCAGCCGAGCGAAACGAACCTACTGTGAAAAGACAGATCATTCGGGGTCGGGCAGTATAAACCATGAGAAGTCCCAATTTATTATATCCGCTGGGTCAAAATGTTGATCGCATTTCCAGTTGCCTGCCGTTTTTACCGGGAACACAAGCTTGCCAAAATCAGTATGGTCGGGATTTATAACCTCACTTGGAGTGGCGTATTGGGTCGCACCCGCATTTGGGATCGAAAGAGCCGCGCGCGCAGTGGCATCTGCGGCATCCCACTCCGACTGATCGTCACATAAAATTGCGCGTGTGTTCATATCCCGTATTTGTTTTTCGCGTAAGCCACCAGTGCGGTTTTGTCATCCGCAGTGACTACGGCATCAAAGATCAAAACTTCATAAATCCAACCCTTGAAGCGGTAGCTTGTGTTTTCAGCGGGCGCGAGTGCAGTTCCGCCAATTTGCGGAGTCAAGCCACCCGCAAGCATTGCCGTGCTCCACGATGCGGTGGTTTGCGTTATTGCTCCCGTTCCCTCGGATGAAATATCATAAGTGTTCCCCGTGGCATCCGAATAAAATTCTGCCATTTGCCCATTGGTATTGGAAAATTCGCTAAGAGTGACCCCGCCCAGTCGGGCGGCTCTCATCGTGCCTGCGTATGAGGTGGTCGTTCCGTACATAAACGATCCGTTTGTTGCCCCAAAACCCAAAAGCTCGAAGTTTGAGTCCGTATCGGGTTCAAAAACAATAATTACCGTTTTGTCAGCAGTGGTATAGTCACCAAGCCACTGAGCGTACCACAACTCCAAACTCTCCCCTGCCCCGTCGAAATACAGAGCGGATGACGTAGTTGACGTTCCTCCCACCGTGCGCGAGCTTGCGAAGCTAGGTTGTCGCGATGCGGTTGGTTGGACGGTGTACCAGTTGTTCGCCTTGTCCTTCCAGTAGTAGGCATCGTTCCCGTCCGTAACGTTGTTATACGAAGAGTCAAGGACTGCACCCGTGTGGTTTGCGTCCAGGTGGAACTGCGGGGCTTTGCTCACGCTATACGAACCATCAAGCGCATAACTCGACGTGCTGATTGTCGCATCAACGTTAAGTCCGTATTTTGCAGAAAGATAAGTATGGATCGTGTCAAAGTCCTCGTCGGATATAACGGTATTGAATATCAATACCTCACAAATATACCCAGCCAGTGCGGAATACGTTCCCACGCCACCCAAGCTTGCGCCCGAACCGACAGACCACGTCAAGCCTGACATGCTCCGCCCATAACGTTGGCGCTTGTTGGTATAAAGCTTATAGTCGCTTCCGACCTTACAGGCATTTATAAAGGGTCTGCTCAGGGGAATCACTCGATAAGCCGAGTCCACGGCTGCCCCGCCAATCCTGGCGTTTAAAAAATTAGCGGAATAATCAGACCCTCCAAAGGCATCCGTAGAATTAGTCACGCCACTCGTTTTGACAAACTGATAGTTAGCGTCTGAAGTACCCACCCCAAATCCACCCGATCCATCCCTGCCCGGAATGCCAACAACAACCATGGTCGCTGTTTCTCCCGAGAAGTCTTCACTGGAAAAGAAGTCGGCATCCGACAAGATGTCATTCGATCCGTCAAACTCAACTCCTGCCTTGCCACGCAATAAAGATGATCGGAAAAGCGGTTGGTTGGTGGCTTCGGTAAAGTCGTTGTTATTGCCCGAACGATCACCCCACGTCGCTACGGCATCTCCGTTGGACGGATTATTCCCGGCATCCGCCCCATCGAGTATGGAGGCATCGAGGTGCAGGTTGGGAACTACGCTAATACCATAATCGTCATCAAGGTCGTATGCATAACTCGGGCCAAGAGACCTGCCCGAAACCGTCCCAAGCTTCCCTCCGCCCAAGCCGAGGCCAAGCGATATGGTTGCCTCGCCCATTAGACGTTATACGCAATCACCGCACCACTTGTCAGGTCGATGCTTGTAAAGTTTCCGTACAAGACCATGCCTGCGGCAAGGGTGATATTGTCAACAGGTTGGCAGATATTGTCCAAGTCTGTGATATTGCTCGCCTGTGCTTGAATCACGGTGTCCTCCGTTGCTTGGATGGCAAACCAGTTGCCCGTTGTTACGTCGGTAGAATTGATATATCGACCCCCGTTAAGACCGAGTCCTCTGTATTCTGATGTACTTGCCATAGTGTATATTCCTTGTTTATGCAGGAGCGGCTATTGTCGTTCCGTAAGTTTCAATTAAAAGTGGTCTGGTTTGTCCTTCTTGTCTTTCTAGTTTGTCCAGCTCAATTTGCAGGACTTGTTCCGCTTGTTGGAGCGCAACTTGGGCGCGATCAGTCTGCCCGTCTGCGAGTAACCAATCGCTGTATGCCCCAATTACCGCATACTCGGAAAAGATCCAAGGGTAGTCAGTCGCGCTCCCGCCATACGATGGGAAGGGCGCGCGGTAATGTACCCATACGGGACTAGTTGCCGAGCGGTTGGGCAAGATGGCTTCTCCGTACTCGCTCGACCCGGTAACAAACACATTCTTGAACGCAATGTCGTTTGCAGTTCCCCCACTATACGGGTCTTTGTCAGTGACGCGAAAGACTTCGCTTATGGTTGTTCCGAAGTCCAAATAAGCGAGCAAGTTCGCAGTTGCAGTTGCTCCGCTCCCACCACCTCCTGAGAAGGTGACTGCCGGGGCGCTCACGTATCCCGTCCCATTCGCAGTTACTGCAATGCCGTTTACCTCGCCATCGCTATTGATCGTGCTTGTTGCGGTTGCCGCCCCCGCGACTGCCACGGTTGGCGCGGAACTGTATCCAGTCCCTCCGCTCCCCACGTCAATCGAGCGTACCCGTACGTCAGGCACGATTTGGGTCAGGCGGGACACGAAGGGCCATGCCGTGCGATCCCATGCCAAGCGTCCGAATCGATTGAAACTACGGGTCGATGCGTCAGTCTCTGCGCTCAACAACGAGTCAACCCCAATCATTTGGGTCAAACTCGTGCGCATCGTGCTGATCGAGGTTACTCTCATGCTAGCTTGAGTCCTCCTTGAAAGACTTTCTTGTCAGGTGACTTGGTACGGCAAGCGGGATTGTCACGAAGATACTCGTCAATAAATTGCTTGTCCGACCAACAACCTGGTTTGAATTGCATCCACCTGAAGTAGTCGCGTGCGGGGATAGTCGCTTTCAATTGCCCTACCCCTTCGAGCATTCCGCCCTGTTGGTTCTCCTTGCCACACTCTATTTCGCGCTTTTTGTGTTCGTACTTTTCGAGGTCAACCTCGTAGCGCAAATGCCTCTCAAGATTCTTCATGAATTGAGAACCGTTCTTTTGGTTATCGTTCCACTTGGGGATGAAAATCTCGGACATGATTTAAATTGTTAGCGTTTGCCGTGTTCACGGGTCGGCTCGCGCAATACGAGCCAACCCTATGAACAACAACAAAACTTGTTTACCCGACGTCGTTGGCGCTATGCATCGCCAAGTAAATGTCGAGTTCCCCAGCCGTCAGCGCGGATGGCGAGCCGGAAGAGGAGTTTGTGAACTTGATTTGCAAAGCATCAGCTGCTGCGGCAAAAGTCCCAGCAAGGGTCTTTGGTGCTGCACCTGATGCTGCAATGATAGGCCCGACTGCGGTTACGGAAGTGGACTCGATAAAGTTATTCGGGTCTCCGTCCGTTCCCAACTCAGCGGCTAAAGCGCCAGTACCAGTCATTGCGGTAGTGACGTTAATCATAGCCTTCGAGATTACGAAGTCGGTTGGTGTGTCTCCAAGCGCCACGGTGACCGTGTCGGAAGAGCCTCCGCCTTCGTCAATGTCGGTGTACTTGATGGTGTACTTGTGCGTATATCCTTGAGCGCGTTCTTGGTTTGAGAGAACGTCCTTGCGGGCGTTGTCGAGTGTTACGTCTGTATTTGCCATGTCTTTGTCTCCTTAATGGTTAGTGTTATTGTGCAATAACTTAGTTAAAATAGCCATGCGCAATAGGCGACAAACAAGACAAGGCGGCAATTACGTCAACGTACCCGCGTGATCCACCTCCTTGGTCTTCCAGTTGAGTGGCGGATTCGGCCTTGAGCGTGTGCATTGCAACGTACTCCGGGTCGATCAGCAGTCCGGCATCACCGTCAACGGTAGCCGATCCACTTGTCCGATTTACAAAAAGCGAAGGCACTATGGCCACGTTTCCAAAATCGCCCTCGTAAAAATTTACTGAGAGAGTGATCTTCTTGCTGTCAGCGGCTTGCGTGACGTTGTAGGTGTTTTGCACCGAGGCAACGGCTCGCGAGAAGTTGCTGATCTCTTGCTTGAGGCTTGGGCCTGCGAGCAGAGTCAACTGTCCACCGGGCATTCCGTTGGCTTCGTAGAGTTCCTGAAGAACCGTATTGAAGGTCGTTTCGGTCTGCGTGCCGGTGGTGTCGTTAGCTACGTTTTGGTAATCACTTGGTACGTCGGAAGGTTGTCCACCAACTCCGAGCCACTTGAGCATCCCGCGAGTCTTGTAAGGCGTGCCACTTCCGGCTTCTGCCTGACGATCCTGGGATGAACAGAATGCAGCTTCAATTGATCGTTTCACTTGCCTCACCGATTTGCTTTCGCAATTGGCCCGTTCTGACGCAACTCCGGCTGTATCAACGAGTTCACTGATGTCTGAAACCTTCCAAGAGTCGCGGAATTTTTGCACGTAATTACCTATGCGAGCGCGGTCTGCGACTTGATTGGTAAAGCTTTGAACATCAAGACCTTCCGATACTCCATCGAATTCTGGGGAATTCAATTTATCGCATTGGACTTCGACAAACGTTCCGGTTGCTTTTGCCTTCTTCATCATGCTGACGAAAGGCGTGTGTTCCGGCTCTAAGATTGAGATCGCATCAGTGAGCGTCTCTCTTATTCCGGCA